CTACACACAAGGAGGAACCACGATGGAAACACTCACTGCTACGCCGTGCGTGAACTGCGAGTCACGCTCATACGTCGAGCACGTTGACGTGAAGATCGCAGGCGAGCTCTACCGCGTCTGCGACGTCTGCCTCGCTGACCATGACGGACCCGGCAAGTTTGAGCAGGTCCGACATGACGACGAGACGCTCGCGACTGCGCTCGCGCTCTATGCGCTCGATCTGGCTGGGAGCTCGGAAGACTTTCTGTCCGACGAATGGAACGGTCATGCGTCGCGCATCGGCGCGTTCGTGCTCACGGTGGACGGTCAAGGGTTCGTGAACTTCGAGGAGTTTGACTCGGAGGAGCTCGCGTCGAAGTGGCTCTACTCGCTGGAAGACGACGGCTTCGGCGCGTCCGAGGATGATGCGTTCATCTCGTACGAGTCGAATGGGATCTACGCCTCGTTCGGCGGGAAGTCACTCGGTAGGTTCGAGCGCTTCACGCGAGCCAAGGCTGCGATCAGTGTCGAAATGCGTCGGCAGGGCTACTTCCCGAACGTGTTCGTCTCAGGCGAGCACGGGCCCGGCGTCCGTCGGATCGACGTCTGGTAACCGGGAGCGCTTCGGCGCTCCCCACGGTCCAACAGGGGCCAGAATCACTCACAAGGAGGAACGAACGATGTCGCGCACGATCACACTCAGCGCCAAGCAGTACGACCTGCTGAGCTCGATCATGGGCTGGCTCGGAGACGAGGCTCACGCGGATCCCGCGTGGCTCGATCGCTTCGAGACGACCGATCATGAGCTCGACTGGCTCATCCACGATCTGAACCCCGAGGCTCGTACGCTCTCGGGCGACGCTCGCACGGTGGAGCTCCAGGACGGCTCGACGCTCGCGGTGGACATCACTGACGACGGAGAGACCGAGGGAGACCGCTCACGCGACGTTCCCTCGATCGGGCTCATCCGCGACGGCTACGTCGCAGTCGAGCTCACTTGGAACGAGGCCTACGCGCTCTCGTCGCATCTGAACGTCGTCACTCGCATCGCGGAGCACGGCTGAGCTCGGCGGAGCCCTACGGGGCTCCCACGGTCACCACTACACAAGGAGGAACACATGGCGAAGTTCATCGTCATTCCGCTCTACGACCATGCACCCGCCGACGAGGTCCAGGAGATCCTGGACGGGCTCGCAGCGATGCAGTTCTCGCTCGCGCCGTACTACGCCGAGGCGGAGCTCCCGCTCAACGTGGACGACGAGGACATCCCGCCCGACGAATGCCGGGCGATCCGCGAACGGCGCGAGCTCACGCAGTCGATCAACACGGCTATCGGCCTGAAGGAGACCGCTGACGGCTCGGAGCTCGCGCTCCTGCGCTCGTTCGGAGTGCTGCGCGGGATCGTCAACGAGTACCGCGACGGGGGCGATCAGATGGTCGAAGACTGCGACTGCGGCGAACACACGGGGAGCTAGCGCTCCCCCACGGCTCAACAGGGGCCAAGACACACTCAACAAGGAGGAATCACATGACTGCTACCGACGTCGCCACTGCGTGGGACGTGGCGCTCGATCTGCTCGCGATCGTTGACGAGTCCCCCTCGGGACGGCTCGTCGGGTCCGAGGACACGACGATCGCGGAAGTGAAGCCCGGAGAGGGCTCGCGTCCGACGACGTTCCACGTCGTACTCGACAACGGCCAGCTCTTCACGATCAGCGTCGAAGACACGGGCATCTGGTCATGAGTCACCTGATCCACATGACGATCATCGTCGGCGTGACGATCGCGCTCTGGGTCGGACTGATCGCGCTCGTGATCTACGGCGTGATGATCGCCCGTGAGAAGTGGCAGGCACGACGATGACCACGTCCACGTTCAAGCTCGCGGGGATCCTGCTCAGCCTGCACGACGACGAATACGAGCACGACTACCTCGACGTGCTCGAAGAGCTCAAGACGCTCCTGCCCGAGCAGACGTTCAAGACGCTCTGCGAGGAGACGGAAACCTGCCCCGTCCACGTCTGCGACATCCAGATCTGCCTCGATGACAAGGAGCACGGATTGGAGGTCTACGAGTGACGGAGCTCGCGATCCTGCTCACGCTCGTCCAGGTCGGGCTCGTACTCAGGTGGCTCGTGCTCGCGCACGTCGCGATCCGCAACAACCGACGCAACTGGGGCGCGTAAGCGCCCCCACGGTCAACAACCAAACAAGGAGGAACCACTCATGACCAAGTGGATCGGAATGATGCTCGGCCTTGCGCTCTGCGCCATCGCGCTGACTGCCTGCACAACAGGCCAGTCGGCGTCAGGACAGGACGCGAACGGCACGTATAACTCGGGCGCTGCGCCCGCGAAGAACGCGATCAGCCTGAGCCAGTACCGCTCGGTCGCGATCGGCACACCCTGCTCGGACATCACGTTCGAGTTCGGCCCACCCGCCGACAAGCAGGACTTCTCGACGGGCGGATACCACGACGTGACGCTGATGTACAACGACGTCAACGCGAGCGGTGACTTCGCAATCCCGCAGTACTCGTTCGACTGCGTGAACGGCAAGCTCGATAGCAAGGCGAACGTGTAATGAACGCCGTCATCGTGCTCGTCCTCTTCCTGCTCGTCGCCTTCATAGTCCTGTCGCCTTGGATCGCGGTCGTCCGCATCCGGGAGACGGTCGCCAGGCTGCAGGAATGGCAACGACTGCACGAAGCCGAGCATCAGCACAGTGAGTAAGTGGGGCGCGAAAGCGCCCCCACGGTCAACCAACGACAAGGAGGAACAACGATGACTCAACTGGACGTCGTCGGCATCGGGGACATCGCCTCGATGACCGGCGTCAACCGGATCACCATCTCGATGTGGCAGCGGCGTGGGCACTTGCCTCCGCCTGACGCGACACCGTCGTGTGGTCCGGTCTGGTGGCGCTCGACAATCGAGCGCTGGATGCTGGGCACAGGCCGGACGCGAGTCGGGCGCGTGACCAACGAGACGATCACGCCGAAGGATCTCGCAGCGGAGCTCGGGATCGACCCGAAACGGTTGCGCGATTGGCTCCGTGCGACCCATCCCCGGGCGCTCGAAGCGAAGCACACGACGTGGGCGATCGACCGCGCGACGGCAGACGAAGCCCGCGCGTACTTCGAGCCCGGCGTTCTCGCCGTGCCCGATCAGGCCTGGAGAGCCAGGACATGAAGGTCCGCATCGCATACACGACCGAAGTCAGTGACGACTACCGCCGAGCGATCAACGTGTTCTACGGCCTGCCGGGACTCGCGTCCCGCGACGAGGTGAAGAACTGGCTGCTCAACTACGGCTCGTCGCAAGACGACGACCTGATGCACGATCTCCAAGAGCACGAACGGCAGGTCCACGACCTGATCGGTGAGCTCGGGAGCGACTGAGTGGGAGGAGGAAATGTGGAGGCTCAGGGCCGGGCGCAGGCTGCGCCCATCTCCAGGTTCGGCACCAGCCCCGAGGGGCCATCCGATTCACCAATCCTACTGCGCTGGCGCTGCTTTCGCAGCGTCCGCTTGACGTGCTCGCGGGAGAGCCCGAGCCGGGCTGCGATCGCGCCCGGCTTGAAGCCGTCGGCAGCGAGCTCGGCCACGGTCGCGTTCACGCTCATTCGCTCGTGCTCCATCAGCCACGGCGGTACCCGGATCACGCGCATCCGAAGCGTGATCGTCACGACACCGAGGTCGAGCTCCAGCTGGTCGAGCTCATCGAGGCGGCGCGGCTGCTGCTCGACCAGGACGACCCGGACAAGCGTGTGACGACGGGGCGCGTCGAGCGCGAGCTCGGCTAGCCGCTGGCGCACCTCACGGTAGCTCCCGCGCCGCTCGTACGCCTCTCTCAGCCGCTCCCACTGGTAGGGCGACTCGTTGGTCGCGTCCGGTGTCCGACGCCGGGGAGCGACCTCGACGGGCAGCGCGACGGCCTCCTGAACGGGCAGGCCGACGTAGGCGTCCCATTCGAGCTCGCCGTGCTGGCGGCGACGCCAGCCGACGCCGTCGCAGACAAGGCAGAGGGCGAACTCGCGCCGTCGGCGGATCCAGCCGGTCCGCTTGCACGTCTCGCAGGGGACGTAGCGCGACGCGGCGGGCCCTGACTCTGGCCGCAGCGACGTGCGCGGCTGCGGGTATGGGTCGTTCAACGTTTCCAGCAGGAGACGGACCCGCTGGACGCGCTCCACGAGGTCGGACACACGGCTCCCGTCCGCGCTCCTCGCGAGCCTTCGGCCGCCGCCACCTCTATCACACGAGCGCCCGCGTCAGGAAGAACTTCGCTTCGAGCAGGGGCTTTGCGGTTCCCGCTTGACGTCGTGGCAAACCGCTTTATCGTGTCCCCGTTACATCGCCCAAGGACTCTCCTGGACGAGGGCGTCTGACGGCGCAGGATGGGTGTGGGTCTCTGCGGGCCCCGCCTCCACGCAGGCGGGGAACCCTCCCCCTTGGACCGCGAAAAGGGGAAGGGAAATGCGTTTGCATTTCCTGCCGTATAATCGAAGTTGCAACACCCTTGCAGCAGTCTTGCAGCAGATCTGCCTGAGATCTGCCTATCATCTGCCTATCGCTTTTCGGCTCGTGTGGCGAGGATCAACTCGTTGCGCTTGACTGCTATCCACGCGAGCGAGGAGCGGCATGACGGCCGGTTTCACGAGCGAATCCGACGGCTTCGCCTGCAGCAGGGCATGAGCCAGCAGGAGGTCGCTGACGTGACCGAGATCAGCGTCAGGACGTACCGGGAGTGGGAGAGCGGCCGGACCGTGCCCTACCCAGGCCCGAACCTGCGCCGGATCGTCGGCCTCTTCCGGGTGACGCCCACCTACCTCCTGCGTGGCGACGAGGAGGGGCTCGATGCCTTCGATTGACACCCATATCACCAAGGTCGAGAAGGACGAGGCGACCGGCTGGGGCCGGATCTCGACCGACGACCCGAACGTGAAGACGCTCCAGACGAAACGTCCCGATCTGCTGGCCGAGGCCGGTCAGTTGAGGCTCTCGGGTGTCCTGGTGCGGATCGAGTACACGGAGCGCGAAGGGAACGTCAACCCGAACACGGGCCGCCCGTACCTGAACCGCTATTACGAGAAGGCAACGGCGCTCGGAGAGCCCCCGCAGGCGACCGATAGCGGCGTCGAGACCGTCCGCCAGACCCGGACGCCGACCGACCCGGATGAAGCCTGGCGGATCTCGCTGGCAGCTGGCGGGAAGCTCGCGGTGATGACGCTCCCGATGATGCCGACGGCGCAGCGCTCGTTCGAGATCCAGAAGCGGATCGCGCTCGCCTGGGCGGAGTTCTTCTTCTTCACGTCGCGCCCGTCGCGACCGTCGGTGAACGGAAATCCGACCAGCCCATTTCAAGCCCCCACCGACGCCGGAGCCGAGCATCACAGTCCCGGAGCCTACGACGAGCCCGTCATGGCTGGCTATACGGGGCCGGATGACATTCCGTTCTAGATAACGACAGGAAATGAGCACCGAATCTGTGACAGTCCCTTCGCCCGCCGACACGCCGACGTTCACGGCCGACGAGCTCCTTCAGGAGCTCCGCCTGCGCGGGGCCCGCGTCTACCGGATGCGCGAGGTGCTGGTCTTCGCGTTGACGAACGACGCGAAGCTCGCGGAGTGGCTGGAGGCGCTCGGCGGTCGCCCGTACCTGCCGCGTCACGCCGAGCGACTCTTCATGGACTTGCCGCCCGGCGCGTACCGACGAGCTCGCGGCGGCTCGGCCGAGTGGGACATCTGGATCCACACGATCCCGGTTCGGGGCGAAGAGACAGTCTGGGAGGCTGCAGGGCGCTGGGCGCGTGAGGTCGAGCCGACGGAGTTCGCGTGACGCTCGACATCAGCGACTACCTCGGCAAGGTCGAGCGACAGGAGGAAGCGCCGCCCGACTGGAACCTGCCGATCGACCACTGGTCGCCGTCGTCCTTCGCGATGCTGCAACGCTGCCCGCGCCAGTGGCAAGAGCGCTACATCCACGGGCGCAAAGAACGTCCGGCTGAGTCGATCGTCGTCGGCTCGGCGGTGCACGTCGCCGTCGAGATGAACTTCAAACAGAAGATCGAGAGCCACGCCGACGTCCCGACGGCCGATCTGCTCGACTACTACGAGTCGGCCTGGCCGGTCGTGATCTCGCAGCAGCAGGAAAACGCGGGCGACGACGTGCTCTGGGACACCGACGCGAACGAGGCGGGCAAGCGCGGCCGTCTGATGCTGGCCGCCTACCAGAACATCGTCGCGCCGCGCATCCAGCCGCTCGCCGTCGAGACGTTCGTCACCGTCGATGTCGGCTTGCCGATCCCGATCGAGGGACGCTTCGACGTCGAGCGCGACGCCTCGGTGATCGACCTCAAGTCGGGGAAGCGGGCGCAGCGCAAGCCGAAGGAGGCGTGGCGGATCCAGGGCGTCGTCTACGGCGAGGCACGAAACAAAGCAGTTGAGTTCCACTCGATCAGCGCGAGCCAGTCATCGAGCAAGGTGACGGTCGTCACGCCACTGGAGTCGGAGCTCCTGCTGATCCAGCCCAGTTGGGCGGAGCGCCAGTCGCGTCTGCGCATCCTGCGCGCGCTCTCCGACGAGGCCTGCTTCTACATGGAGCGCTACGGGCCCGACGAGCCGTGGCCGCCGAAGGGCGTCTACCACGACTGGGCTTGCGACTACTGCGGCTACCGCTCGGACTGCCCAGCCTGGAGAGCGACGTGAGCCTCGACGTCGCCGTCCCGAACGTCGAGCCGAGCGAGCTCGGCTTCTGGTGGGCGCACGAACACCCCGACAGTTACGTCGTGCGGTGGGTGGACGACGATAGATGTCGTCCCGCGACCCACGCGGAGTACGTCGAGCGCGAGTGCCGTCGGCCGCACTGCCACGGCGATCCGGTGATGGCGATGCTGCGCGGCTACGGCGACGGTGCTCGCTGGTGGCTCTACTGCCGCGAGCACCTGTACGGCCGTCGGATTGAAGACGGCATCGTCCAGTCACCGCGTCTCGTGCACAAGGACGAGTTGTGACGGCCGCGCTGATGTTCCTAATCGGGATGTTCGTCGGCGCGCTCTTCGACGCGATCTGGCGCTGGGCGGTCGAGCTCCTCGACATCGCCCGCGAGGAGGACGAGTGAGCGACGACCAGATCGACATGTTCGCGGCGCTCGCCCCTCTCAGTGGCGCAACCTCGTTGCTTCCCAGCCCAAGCGTCAACGAGCCGGGGAAGGTGCAACGCGACGGGATGGCGACGTCGCGAGCGGCGGCGATCGCACTCTTCCCGAAGTCGGGGACGCAGCGCCGAACGGTGCTCGACTACATCGGCCGCTACGACCCGCACGGGCTGACCGACCGCGAGCTCCAGCAGATGACGCGCATTCGGCGAGCCCGCACCCGTCGCAGTGAGCTCGTGGAACAAGGCTGGGTGATCGACTCCGGGCGTAAGCGCCGTCTGCCGGACACGAAGAACCTGGCGGAGGTCTGGATCCTCTCCGACGCCGGACGCGAGCAATGGGTCGATCTCGGTTCGATCCCGACGAACGACATCGGCGTCGAAGGAGACTGATGACACTCGCGCCGCTCGAAGAGCGCTGGCAAGTCAAGGGCGTCACGGGCGCGGCCTACAAGGTCGGGCCGTGGTGCGCGAACCCGTTCTGCAGCCGTCAGGCGCAACACGCGCATCACATCGTGCGCCGTTCGGCGCTCGGCGGCGAGTTCCCTTGGGTCGAGATCGACGGCTGGGTCGTCGGCAACCTGACCGGGCTCTGCGTCCCCTGCCACAACGACATCACCGGCAAGCTCGGCGGTCACAAGGCCGCGATCTCGATCGACGTCCCGGACCGAAAGTTCTACTGGGCGACCGTCGATGCGGTCGTCAACGGTGTCCCTCGTCTTTCCAACTTCGGGCTGCTCGAACCGCAGCCTCCGACTCCTGAGCTACTGCTCTCTGAGCGAGCCCTCGGCCAAGGGATCGAGTCGGAGCACTGTCCGTTCTGCGGCTCGATCAAGCGGCGGCGGCGCGACAAGGTGGGGCCAGACACGCGCCGCCGCCGTAAGACCTGGACGGTCTCCGTCCCCGACGACACCGAAGACGGCGCGGCGATCCTCGACACGTTCATCGAGGACATCGAGTCGCTGCTCGGGGTGAGCGAATGGGAGGAACGGAACCGCCGCTACTGGGCGCTCGTCCATGCGCTCGCCTGGGTGATGCAGCACCGTGGTTCGTTCGAGCACGACTGGAAGGTCGCGGCATGAACGACGACGAGCTCGTCACCGAAGAAGGAGCTCCACGCTGTCCGTACTGCGACCGCGTGATGTCGAACCGCGAAGCGGCCGAGCAAGGAGCCTGCAACGACTGCTACGGCGGTGCGTGGTCGCCCGAGGAGGACGCATGAGCGCCGGATCGCGCGGGTCGAGCCGCGAACGGCAGGTCCTGATCAAGCTCGTGACGGACGGCTGGGTCGTCTACCGCTCAGCTGGCTCGCACAAGCCCGCCGACCTGATCGCGCTGCACGTCGGGGAGACGCCGCGCCTGATCCAGGTCAAGGGATCGAAGGTCGGTGCGTTCCACGACTTCCCGCCCGATGATCGCAAGGCGCTGATCGAGGAGGCGTTCCGTGCTGGCGCAGAAGCGTGGCTCGTCTGGTGGCCACCACGAGGCGAGATGCGCTGGATCGCGCCGGACGCCTGGCCGAACGGCAGAGAGATGAGGACGCAGATCGCACGTCTGGTGATCGCGTCCGACGGCGACCTGGATCACGCGCTCCGCGTGAGCCGTGAAATCGAGAGGACGGCCCCATGACGATCCATCTCGCCACCTACACGTTCCTGCGCGGCAAGACGTTGGTGCAGTGCAGTTGCGGCTGGAACGGCGGCAAGCACGTCAAGTACGCGAAAGCCCAGAACGCCTGGCTCGAACACGAACGGAGGGCAGCATGAGCGACGAACCCGACGAGCTCGAAGAGATCGAAGGCGAAGTGATCCTGGCCGAGAGCGAGGGCAGTGAGCCCGGCTCGACACGCACGATCCGCGTCTACGACAAAGCCCGGGGCGACTTCACGCTGGAGATCCCGTCCGAGTCCACAGTGACGTTCGGCTACTTCAACCCGGCAACGGCGGGCGACCGCTCTCCGAACTACGACATGCGCGGCGCGGGGCTGACGTTGAAGGCGACGGCGCTGCGAATCTACAAGAAGGGCAAGACGAGCTCGCAGCTTGCCTGCTTCCTCGGCGTCGATGGCTTCCGCGATCTCTCGCTCAAGCTGACGCGCCTCCGCCAGCGCGTCGTGATCGAGTCGAACTTCGAGGACGACGGCGAGGGCAACCAGAAGTGGGGAGGGAACGAGCAGCGCAAACTGATCCGTGCAGCGGAGGACGAGGAGATCCTCTAGGTGCTGATCCTCGTCCATACCGCGCACCCGCAGGCGGTCGAACACGCCGGTCCCGGCTTCGGTCGTCTCCTCTCGCCGCGCGACTACTCGCGGGCCCGCGACACGGGCGCGGCCGGAATCCCCTGGGCGGCCGACAACGACGCCTTCAACGACTTCCACCCGCACCGCTACGCGCAGATGCTGATGACACTGCGCGGAGCCCCCGGCTGCCTGTTCGTGACGCTGCCCGACGTCGTGGCCGACTGGCAACAGACCCGGCATCTAGCCGACCAGTGGCTAGCGTCGCTGCACGACCTGCCGGTCGCCTACGTCGCGCAGGACGGCCAGCCCGAGGCGCTCGTCCCTTGGGAGTCGATCGACTGTTTGTTCCTCGGCGGGACGACGTCGTTCAAGCTCTCCGCCGACGCGCAGCGGCTCGGCCGCGAGGCGAAGGACAAGGGCAAGTGGCTGCACATGGGGCGCGTCAACTCGCGCAAGCGGTTCGACTACGCGCGGGCGATCCACTGCGACTCGGTGGACGGCTCGTCGTTCTCGAAGTGGCGCGAGACGTACGTGCCCGAAGCCCTCGAATGGCACAAGGAGCCGTTTCAGATGGTGACCGAGACATGATCGCGACCCGTTACGTGCTGACCGTGACCGCCAAGTGTCCGGTCGCCTTCGACTACGTCGATGTCTACGACCTGACGGTCGAGGCGGAGCAGCGAACGATCCCGGTCGAGGACATCCTCGACGCCATCGCCCGCCTGACCGAGAAGCCGATCTTCCAGGAGGAGCTCACCGAACGACTGTCGGAAGAGCTCAGAGCGACCGTCGAGACGTTCGGCACCCACTCGGGTGTCAAGACGACCTGCGTTGCGGTCTACGAGGAGCAGCCATGACGAAGCTCGTCGCCACGCTCGCCGCCGTCTACGTCGGGCTCGCGATCCTCGCGAACTGGCTGGCCTCGAAGTACACGATCACCGTCCCCTTCACCGACTACCTCGCCCCAGTTGGCGTCCTCGCGATCAGGGCCGTGCTCGTGATCCGCGACTGGCTGCAGCAGTTGACGAACCTCTGGTGGTCGCTCGCGTTGATGGTGCTCGCCGCCGCCTCGTCCTACCTGATCGGCGTCGCGGCCGGGTGGACGTCGCTGCAGAAGATCGCGATCGCGTCGGTGATCGCCTTCCTCGTCTCCGAGTCGATCGAGGCCGTCGTCTTCACGCCGCTGCGGAACCGCAACCTGACGCTCGGCGTCGGCTTGAGCGCGACGGTCGGCAACGCGATCGACTCCTACCTGTTCCTGACGATCGCCTTCGGCTCGCTCGCCTTCTTCTGGGGCAACTTCATCGGCAAGTTGGAGATGATCGCCGTCGGCGTCGTCCTGACGCTCGGCCGTCGCAGGTTCCTGGCGGTGGCGACGTGAGCATCACCGCCATCTTCACCGGAGCGCTGCTCGGGCTCGCGGCTTGGCTGCTGATCATCGGCCTCGTCTGGTGGTGGGTCTCGTGAGGCCGCGCTTCAAGGCGGGCAGCCTGACCGGCTTCACGAGCGACAAGGCAGTCAGCCCGACCACGACCTGGTACGTCTTCGACCGCTCCTACGCGCACCGGGTCGTCGGCACCTTCGACGGCCCGCGCGGCGCGCAGCGCGCGCAAGCCTTCGCCGCCAAGCTGAACGACTGCCCCGAGCTCCTGCAGCAGTTGCTCGCAGGTGATTTATCTCTTTCACCGAGACGGCAAAGCGGGGTGAGGCTGCAGGGCTGAGCCGCCGACAAGCTCTGTGAGAGCCGGGAACCAGTCTGGACGGGTCGGGGGCACTCGTAACTAGGTGAGCTCGACGGCCAGGAGTGGGCTCTGACTCGGATGGCCGACAGCGGACCTCGCTAGGCACCGCGCACCGCCCGAGTCAGAGCGAGTGGGGATCCGCCAGCGCAAGCAGTGGGACGGCTGGGAACCCCGGACACAGAGCGTAGCGAGCCGAAGGCAAGCCCGCCGCTGCTCGGCTCGACTAGGCGGCCTACCTAGCAAGGGATGAGCAAGCCGTTCCCTGAAACCAAGCGCTGCAACGGGCCCGCACACGCCGAGCCGGTCCTGCTCCCGCTCGACGGCGAACACTGGTACTTCCACCGGACCGGCAGTCGAGTCGGCTCGCCGGTCACGCCCTGCCGCCAGTGCGTGAACTGGAGCAAGCTGCTCAAGCCGGAGGGCCCGCACGGCTACGTGCCGATCAAGGACGTGCTCCCCTACGTGCGCGAGCTCGTGGAGCGCTGCGGCTCGATCTACAAGACCTGCAGGCGGCACGGGTTCGCGGAGGACACGTTGCGTCAGGCCTTGAACGGCGGGCACGAGCAGATGCAGAAGAAGACGATCGGGCGCGTCCTGCTCGCGCTGCAGGAGCAGCGTCAGTTCGACCGCAAGAACGGGACGAGCTCGCGCTTTCACGAGGAGGTACGACGGCGAGCAGAAGCGGAGAAGAGAAGGATGCGGAGCGAGTGGAATCGAGAATGAGTACGGCCCGACTAGTGCGGCTAGAATGCGATGGTCTAAATCCATCGACCTCACACAAGGAGGAACCGTGTCTGAGTTCATCCCGCACCCTGACCGTGCGGCCTTCCCGTACCTCAAGCAACGCCGCAACGGCGTCTGGTACATCATCCAGGGGCGCAACGGCCGCTCACCGCGTCGCGACTCGCTCAAGACGACCGAGATCCGCGAAGCCGAGAAGCGCTACCACCAGCTGGTCGGGCTCGACCCCGGCGCGAACCAGAAGATCACCGTCACCAAGGCGTGGGCGCTCTTCATGGCTGACCACTCCGCCAGCGAAGACACCCGTGACCGCTACCAGACCGCCTGGCGGATGGACATCGAGAACGAGATCGGGCACATGCTGGTCGCCAAGGTGACGCCCGGCGACTTGCAGCGGCTGCTCGACAAGGCTGCCGAGCGCAAGACGAGTCGAGGCACCCTGCTCTCCGAGAACTCGCGCCGCAACATCGAGGTCGCGCTCTCTGCCTTCTTCACCTGGTGCATCTCAGTCCCGCAGGAGTACCGGCTCGACAGTCCGGTCAAGCGGCTCGACAAGAAGAAGCGAGCTCGCGTCCGCAAGCGTTCTCACGCCGAGCTCAACCTGTACGTCACGACCGAGGAGATCGACCTGATCGCGGCGGCGGCCGGAAAGGTCGGACGGAACAACGTCAACGGCCAGATCCTCGCCGTCCAGATGCCGGTGATCGTGCTCCTGCTGCCGCTGCTCGGGCTCCGCATCAGCGAGCTTCTCGGCCTCCGTGTCAGCGACTGGCACCGCCTGCACGGCGAGCTCGTGGTCGAGCGCCAGCGCGCGCGCAAGGGCTCGGTCAAGGACCCCGGCTCGCTCGTCAAGGGACTCAAGGGCGAGGCGACCACGATCGGTGACAAGCGGCGCGTCGTCACCCTCTCGCCCTTCGCGTCGAAGACGCTGGCCGCCTACGTCGATCGCGGCGTCACGGAAGGCTGGCTGCACCACGACGGCTATCTCTTCCCGACCTACAAGGGGACGCCGCGCACCTCGTCATTCGTGATGGCGAAGCTGCGCGAGGCGGTCAAAGAGGCAGGAATCGGGCGCACGATCACCGCCCACTATTTCCGACACACGCTCGTCTCGGACGCGATCAAGTCGTACACCGATCAGGGCTCGAACGTGAACTGGACGTTGATCGGTGACACGCTCGGCCACACGCCCGAGGTCGCCCGCAAGATCTACGGGCACGTCGAACGGACCGACGCGATCCGGCGCGAGCAGGCGCGCTTCGCGGGACGCTAGACTCGTGCCCCCGCGAGGGGGAATCGGGACACCGGAGGGTGTCAGTCTGTTGGTAGGAGAGACGACAGGCTGGCACCCTCTTCGTGTCTCTTGGAAGTGATAAAAGAGCCAGACAGAGCCAAAAACGAGGAGAACGTAACGCAAGACACGAACGATTTGGCTTAGATACAAGCTCGGAGGGGTGGCAGAGCGGTCGAATGCGGCGGTCTCGAAACTCGCAAGGAGGCCCTGCAGGGGTGTTGCAAGATCGCGGAAGGGCTTAGGTAAGCCAAAGGCAGAAAAGCGGCAACGGTGTTGCAGGACTCCTGCAGGCCTGCGCATAGCCAGCCAGAGCCAACGCATAGCCACCCCGGAACGACAAAAAGCGACGGGAACCAGCCCGAAGGCAGGTCCCCGTCAGACTCTCTTACTCCCAGCAGCCCAAGCCACAGGAGTTGGACGAGAGCGAAAGGATGATAGGCACGAAGCGACTACTTGAACAACTTCGTGACGAAGCAGCGCAACGTCTTTTTCATACGCGAAAAGCACATTGCGGAAACAAGAGTCGATTTGGAATCGAGGATGAGAGGTTGCGGTTAGACCTAGCGGGAGATCACCCTCCGACCCCCGGCGAACTGACTCGCGTAGTAGGGCTCGGAGAGACTTGAGATCCGCACGACGTCCCCGGTGTGCGGGGCATGGATGAACTGGTTGTCACCGATGTAGAGCCCCTCGTGATGCACGTCGCCCTGGTCGCTGAAGAAGACGATGTCCCCCGGCCGGAGGTTCTGACGCGAGACGGGCTGGCCGACTTTGATCTGCTGGTAAGTCGTGCGCGGCAGGTTGACCCCGGCTTTGCCGTAGAGCCACTGGACGAAGCCCGAGCAGTCGAAGCCGGTCTTCGGGTTCGCGCCGCCCCACTGGTATGGCGTCCCGAGGTAGTGGTCAGCGAGACGGATCACCGCGCCCGCGTTCGGGCTGACGTCCTTCGAGTGATCGACCTGGACGCCGACCGTGTTCGGGGTCGGTAGCGAGTAGGTGGTCGCCTGCGGCATCTGGCCGCTCATCCCCGGAGGCGGCTGCATCGCAACTGCCATCGTCAGGTTCGAGAGCGCCTGGGAGGGGTCTTGTCCCAGTCCGCCGAAGGCGACCATGTTCGGGACCGAGAGCGGGTTCGAGAGCGGGTTCTGCGGCAGCGGCGGTGAGAGGGCCGACGGGGAGAGAGATGGTGCCGACCCTCCCAGGCCGCTGCCGGACATCCCCGGAAGGCTCGGTGAGCTCGGCAGTGGGAGGGGGGACGCCTGTCGGCCCGAAGAACCACCGAGGATGGACTTGACGTAGTTGTAAGTCTGACCGCCCGCGAAGTTCGGGTCGAGGTAGGCGTCGGGGCGGCCCGAGTTGTAGACGGAGAGCGCCTGCGCGACGTTGCCGCCGTGCTGGTTGACGAGCCCGGACATGTACTTGGCCGCCCAGTTCAGTTGGCCGACCGGGTCGTCCATCCCCGGCGCGTCCGGGTGCCAGTGCGGGACGATCTGGGCGATCCCCTGCGCCCCCGCGCCTGACTTAGCGTTCGGGTTGAAGCCCGACTCCTGCCGGATCTGGTTGACGAACCAATCCCCGAGCCCGTAGCGGCTGGCGATCTGTCTCGTGATCGCCTGGTAGTTCGGCATCTACTGGCCCGCCTGCTTCTTCGCCCGAGCGACGGCCGGGTTGTACTCCTTGACTGGGATCCCGAGGTAGGAGAGAGCGGTCAGTGGCCGGTCGCGGGTCGGGTACAACTGCGACGGCTTCTGCGGGGCGACCAGCGTCGAGAGCGGCAAGTTGCGGACGATGTTGCCGAGCGTCTGGCCGACCAGCCAAGGCGTCGAAAGCGGCTTGCCTCGCGGCAGGTGCGCCGCCGCCTCGATCGGACCGACAAAGAACGGGTTCGCGCCGAGCGCGTTCACGTCCTGGAAGCTCTGCGGGAACTGGGCCAGCGTGGCGTACGGGTTGAGCCCCTGTGTCGAGAGGATGCGCTCAGTGCCGCGACGGCCGGGCCCCATCGGGATCGAGCCCTCCAGCCAGCTGGGGACGTCCTGGGCCGCGTACTGCTTCCCGATCTGGCCGAGGTGGGCGATGATGTTCGCCCGCAGCGGCGTGTCGCGAGCGAGCGTGTAGGTCGCCCGCAGGATCGCCCGGTACCAGGCGTAGAAGGGCAGGAGTTGCCGCACCCCCGACTCGACGCCAGACAGGTGCAGGTAGTCGCCCAGCGCGTCGTTGATCTGCTCGGAGACCAACCGCTGGTAGGCCGCACCGCCCTTACCCTGGAGGATCCTCGACGCCGCCTCCTCGAAGGTGCGTGTCTGCCTCGGCATGTCGCCCCAGAGCTTCTTGAACTCGGGCGAGCGGCGAATCGCGTTGCGGATCAGGGCGCGGCGGAACATCACCTCCGACTTGGAGGAGACCTCGGGCAGGGCCCGCGTGAGCGCGTTCCAGTTCCGCCCGACGGTGCCGGTGACACGGCCGAGCCCCGCCTCGACCGCAGGTGACTGCGTCCCGCCAAGCGAGCCCCACTTCGTGTGCTCGGGGAAGAAGCGGTCGTACATGCTCTGGAGCTCGGGTCGGAGCTCGGGCGGGGTGGCTGGATCGTTGATCAGCCGCTGCGCGACGCGCGCCCCGTGCTCTTCCATCATCGAACCGAAAAGGTCGCGGACTGCGCCCTTGCCTCCCGTCTTCATCGCGTACATCAGCGAGTTGCCGACGACGTTGTTGGTCAGGAAGCCGACGCGCAGGCCGAGCACGGCGGAGCGCCAGAGTTGCAGCGGCTTGGTCACAAGCGCTCGCTGCAGCGCGCTTGAGCGGGTGAACTCGCCCGTCGCCGCTTTGACCATCTCCGACGGGACGAGGTGGTAGCGCTGCCCGGCCCCGACGTAGGCCTTGTTGATGTCGGTAGTCGAGAGGTGCTGGCCGAGTTGCTCGTCGGTCATCTCGTGCGCGAGCAGGCCTTCGGCCCCCGGCTCTTCGCTGTGCAGAAGGGCGCTCATCGCTCCTTCGCCCTCGCGCTTCATCAGCGGCGGGATCGGGCCGCCCGCGACCCTGAGTCGCTTGCCGAGCTCGTTGATCGCGTACTGCGGCTTGACGTGCAGGTACTCCCAGCCCTTCGGCAGTCCGCCGAAGTGATCCTCGATCTCCTGCCTCGTCAGTTGCACCGCACCGCGCTTGAGCGCGTTGTGCGTCTCATCGAACTTGAGCAGCTTGACCCGCTTGGCCATCTCGGGCCCGAGGATGTCGCCACGCAAGTGCAGCTTCCCAGCCAGGAAGAGGCGGTTCTGGTTCGCCTTGACCGAGCCGAGCTCCTTCGGGACGCCCTTGCCGCCGACCGCCCGCATCGGGCTTCGCAGCACCTGCTGGCTGAGCGTGTCCGGGACGTAGTACGGCTCGGGCCCGCCCGGCAGCTTTCGGGCGGGGCGGTCGAGCAGGCCTGAGACGGCCTCGCGCTTGGCGAGCGGACGCATCTCGACGCTCTCGGCCTTCAGTCGGCCGGTCCGCGTGTAGAGCCGCTCCATCGACTTCGAGAGCTTCTGCGCCTCGCTCTCCGCCTTGAGCAGCCGCTTCGACGGCTCGAAGACGTTCTTCAGCACCCCCGGACGGGCGAGCTCCTGGTAGTTCGGGGTGCCGTGCCAGACCTCGGCCAAGTCGGCAGGGTGGACACCGAAGGAGCGGATGTGCAGCGCCGACTTCTCGTCCCCGGAGAGGCGCGAGAAGCGCCGGTCGTACTCGTGCCCCGGCAGGCTGCGCCGCAGTGCCCGTTGCTCGGCCCGGCCCTTGATCCCCGCCCCGTAGGCCTTGTACTCCCCGAGCGGCTGGAGCTCGACCTTCTCGCCCGCCATCGCCGCCCGGTAGCGCTGAACGGGAGCGACACGCGGGTTTGCCCGCGCCCGCACCTGTGCCCGTTGCACGGCACGGCGGAGCGGCTTCTCGGCCGCGAGCTCGGTCTGTACCGGCCCCTTCTCCTGGAAGATCGCCTTGGGCGAGCGGGTCACGAGCTCGGCTCCTCGCGCCGCCTCCGCGCCCCTCGCGCCGAGCATCCCGAGCCGGACGCCAGCGGTCGCACCGAGGTCGAGGATCGTGGCGGCGTCAAGGATCGGGCCGAGTGGGTGGTCGTAGACGTGCGAGAAGTCGCCGTGCGCGATCGGGCCGTAGGTGTCGGCGTAGGACTTCCCGAGCGCCTTGGCGGTGTTGACGAAGTAGCGGGACTGCTGCGCTCGCGCCCTCGTTGCCTGCGACGAGGTGAAGCCGTGAACGAAACCTTGGTAGGTCGGGTTGAGCAACTGCTTGCCGGTCTCGTAGAAGCCGGGAGCGAGGCCGACGGCCGTCGAGCCGACGTCCTTGCCGAGGTTGTCCACGAGCTCCGCGCCCGAGTAGCGGAAAGCGTCGTGCCAGAAGCCGCCGCCCTTCTTGCCGCCGCCGCCCTTACCGCCCTTGCCCTTGCCGCGAGGGGCAGCGCCGACGATCGGCAGCGGAACGAACGTGCCCCCACCGACACCGCCCTTGACGGTCGGCTTGTCGGGAACGAACGTCGGCATCGACTAGCCGCCCGCCAGCAGGTTGCCCTTGAACTTGAAGGCGTCCTTGTCGGAGATCCCGAGCGACTTGCGCTCCTGCGCCGAGAGCCACGGCCGACCCTCCGTCTGCTGCTCCCAGCCGTAGTGCTGGCCGGGCTGCCAGTACTGGTTGAGCGCCTTCTGGATCATCGTCAGCGGGATCCCCTGCGAGAGCGCGTTGCGGATCGTTTGCTGGTAGCTCTCCTTGGCGAGACCGGGCACCGTCCTGGTCACCTGGACGTTGTTCTTGTCGTAGACGGGGTTGCCGTTCCGGTCTTGAACGGCGACGACCTGAGATGTCCGCTTGCCCTCGAAAGCGTCCCGCGCCAACTGACCGGCCCGCCTCTGCAACTGGATGACCTGCGACTGGGTGAAGCCGCCGTTCGCGGCGGACTGACCGAGCTTCGCCTGCAGTTGCGCTGCTCGGATTCTGAGCGTCCCCTGCGAGACGCCGAGCCGACTGAGCCCCAACTGGTAGTTACGGTCGCTATTCATTTGCCGGATCTGGTTGGTCATCGCCTGGTTTCTGATCCGCGCCATGCCGAGTTGCGTCGTCATCGTCGGCGCGCCCGTGTACGGGTCGATGCCGGTGATCATCGCGCCCGACTGGCGGAGCGAGTTCTGCAGGTACTGGCCCTGGAGCAGCGACGAGAGTGCCTGCTGCTGCTGACCGATGATCTGCGCGCGAGCCTGCAGTGCGAGCGTCGGCCGCTGCGCCTGCAGCTGGGCGATCTGAGCCTGGTTTTGCAGATGCAGGTTCGCGACCTGCTGCAGGTACTGCTGCGCGATGCTGCCGACGTTCGCGGCTCCTGCGGCACGGCCGTACTGCGCCTGCGCGAAGGCGTTCGCGGCCTGGTCTGCGAGATTCGCTGACGGCAGGACGACAGACCCGTACTGGAGCGTGTTGCGCAGCGAGGCCGGGTCGTAGCCGGTGCCAGGCGCGGAGCCTGCTGCCGGTGCGGCCGGTGCGCCGACGGCGGCGGTCCGTTGCGCGGCTTCGTCGGCTGCCTGCTGCTGCGCCTGCTGGAGCGAGCCGGTAAGTCCGGTGCCGAGCCCCTGCTCGAACTGTGCACTCTGCCGGTACTGGTTGGCGATCGCCTGCGGGTCGGGCGCGGTCGCTGCCGCGAGCGCCTGCGCGAAGCCCTGTGCCCGCTGCGCCTGCTGGTTCGCCATCGCGATCGGCACCTGCGAGGCCGCCTGAATGCCAGCGATCCCGGCCTTGATCTGCGACCCGACGAGTTGGTTCTGCAGCGACGTCTGCTGCTGCGGGGTCATGATCATCGACTGGAACATCGGCAACGGGTTGAACGCGCCCATGCTCACGCCGGGAGCGCTCGGCGGACTCGCTGCAGCAGCAGCGCGGTTGGCACGGGTCTGGGTCACCCAGTTGACGTAACCGCCGTAGGAGGCTCCCGGCTTCTGTGCGGCCGGGGTCGCAGCGAACTGAGAACGGGTGAGAAGTGGGGCTGCCATCAGATCTTGTATCCGATCGACTGGAGGTAGTTCTGCAGCGCCGACTGGGTGACGACCGGACTACCGCCGAGTGACCCGAGCGTCGCCCCCGGGACCGGCGCATAGCTCGGGCCGTACATCGAGGCAAGTCGGTTCGCCACGTCGCTGACCGCCTGGTTGCGCTGCGCGGTCGCGTAGGCGAGGTTCTGGTTGTAGTTGGCAATGTTCCCGTAGAGCGAGCCAAGCAGGTTCTGCATCCCCTGGTAGCCCGCCACGTCGTACTGGTTCTTCAGCAGGCCGAGACCAGCGGTCAGAGCACCGCCCCTGCCCATCGACCCCGTTCCTCTCGCGGCGAGCGCGTAGTCAAGTCCGGTCTGCTGCTGGTTGTAGGCCTTGTCCAACTGCGCCCGCTGCGACATCTGGTTTTGGTTCGCGGCGTCGAGCGTCGCCTGGTCGAGGAAGTTGCCGTAGCCCTGAAGCTCGGAGTTCGACATGTCGGGCGTCCAGCCCGAGCCGATCACGGCCTGCCTGATCTGGTTCCCGAGCGCGTTGTAGCCGGTCTGCTGCTGCGTGTTGTAGGTCTGGATCGCCTGCTGGTAGAGCGGGTCGGCCTGGAGGATGTCGAGGAAGTTCGGCATCGTTTTCGCGCCGGACGAAATCCCGCCGTCGTTGGGCAGCGCGCCCGGCAGCGAGCCGCCTTGGAAGTTCGGGTCGAGCGGCATCCCTTGGTAGGTCGTCGGGATCTGCGCGGGCGCACCGAGCACCTGACCGGGGACACCGGGATCCTGGAGGATGCCGCTGCCGAGACCCCTGGGCGCATTGATCCCGCCGCCGAGCGTCGTGTTGCCGGGGACGCTCGGGTCTTTCAGGACCTTGAGCTTGGGGATCGGAGGCATCGGCGGGAGGCCTCTCGCCATGACGATCTCCTCTACGAGACGATGATGAAGTTGACGACCTGGAAGGCCGGACCGTCTTGCGGGGTACCGCTCGGGCCAACCTGAACTGCAGACGTGGACGGGCCGGTCGTGCCGCCAGCGCCGGACCCGGTGATGCTGTACGGGGTCGAGCCTGGAGTCAGCGAGACGTTCTCACGCGCCTGGGCGTGTGAGTGCGAGCCGTGGTTGTGCTGCGGGCCGCGCGAACCGAGCGGCTGGTTCTCGTTCTGGCCCAGTTGGCTGATGCCGGTCTTGCTGCCGCGCCCGACGGGGATGCGCTCCCGCAGGTCGGGGACGTTGAAGCTGCTTGCGTCGGGTGCGCCGTACGCGGTGCCGATCGCGTCGAAGAGGCGCTTCTCGACGGTACGCGAGTAGGCCGTCCCGTCGCACATCTTGGATCCGTTCGGGGCGATGCCGCCGCCGTAGGGAAAGATCAGCCCAGCTGGCAGCGTCCCCAGTGTCCCAGTGCCGACGCCGCTGATCCCGAGGATCGCCGTCAGCCCCGAAACCGAGCCCATCGGCAGCGTCATGTCGCTGGTCTCCAGGTAGGAGACGAGCCAGGTCTTGAACTGGATCGGGAGCGAGAACGGGTCGGAGAGCAGCCGCTGCAGCAGTTGGTACTCCTGGTCGGTGAGCGGCCTGTCGTCGGCGGGCCCGGTCCGTCCCGACTGGACGGCGAGCGCGGCGTCGAGTGAGCTCACAGACGGCTCCGCTCAAGCGGCTGCCCCTCGATCGCGATGTCGTAGAGACGGGTCGCCATCGTCGGCTGCAACTGCTGGACGCGGAAGGCGACCCCGTAGGGAGCTTGTCGGATCGGGAGCTTGCGCCGCAGGTAGCGCGTCGAGGGCGGGAAGTGACCGGCCGTCGTGTACGTCTGGGCGCTCGGGCTGGTGATGTAGTCGAGCTCCAGCACGGGCGCGACGGTCGCGAGCACGTCGGGCGGGACGAGTGGGATCGCGCTCTCCGCGTCCTCCAACTGGAAGCCGTTCCGCCAAGCCGCGAGCTCCGAGCCGCTGCCGGGAGTCGTGCGCGCGTCGTAGGAGAGGTAGGCGAACTTGACCCGCTTGCGTCCCTCCGCGCCGAGCCGATACCAGGGCGTCTCGATCAGCGGCAGCACCGGCTTGCCGTCGTCGTCCTGCAGCAGCGCCGAGCCGAGCGTCGGGAACCACATCGGCCCGATCCGGGCGAGCCGGTTCGTGCCCGCCATCCCCGCCCAGCCGCGCTCCATCCCGGTGCCGCCCGCCGAGGCGAACATCGAGAGCGCGTAGAAGTTCGAGAAGCGGAACCACTGCCGCTTGTTCAGGTCGCAGACCAGCGTGTCCGAAGAGCCGTCGCTGCGGCGGACGGTGATGATGTAGTAGTCGAGGAAGGTGCAGGCTGCGGCGGTCGCTTTCGCGCCCCAGAGGACACGCCAGTAGTAGAGGATCGAGCCCTGTGAGACGAGGTTGCGGATGACCGCGCCGTCGCAGATGTGGCAGCCGTGCTCGTCCGCGAAGAGGATGTTGTCGTTCCAGTAGGCGACCGTCTTCGGATCACTGCAGCCGACGCGGTCGAAGAGGTGCTCGGGGATCAGGTCGTTGTTCGACTGGCCGGTCGCGGGCGGCGTGGAACCTCTGATCCGTTCGACGGAACCGGGGTGGAAGACGATGATCACCGAGCGAAGCGAGCCGATCGCGGTCACCCGGTTCGACATCGGGACGACCGAAGCCGAGTCCCAGGCGTGGGCGGGTTGGTTCGGGTAGGAGAAGTAGACGTTCTGTTCTTGCCCCGGCACCCCGGCGACGACGACGTACGCGCCGTAGATCGTCCCGAGCGGCGCATGCGGCGCGGAGGCGTCCATCGTCGCGAGCGAGAGGCTGCCGCCCGGCGCGGTGACCAACTGCGGGACGGCCGCGCCGTCGCCGTCGAGCACGATCACCGTGTCGGCCCATTGCATCGGGTTCTGCTTCGCGGTGTAGGTCGCGAACCTGTAGGTGGACGTGTAGGGCGGGCTCGACCCGACCTCGTACAGCTTCTTGTCGGCGGTGATGGCGAGACACTTCTCGCCGGTCGAGAACGACGCGAGAACCCCTGCGGCCACGTCGGCGGTCATCGCCGCGTCTGATCCCCACTGCCAGCCGCCGCGCCCGGTCAGTCCGGCGTCGATGATCAGCGGGACGTAGTCAACGACGTTCCAGAGGTAACCCGCTGGCATGCGATCGCGGGGGAAGTCGCGGGCGAACGCTCGTGCCTGCCCGAGCAGCGAGGTCGGCTCAGCCAACCCAGGTGCTCCGATCCAGCGTCTGCGAGAGCGAGACACGCCGCGCCGGAGCTCGGGCGGTGCCACGCTTGTTGATCAGCATCTTGATCTCACGGAGCCGACCGCCGCGCATGTCCTGCCCCTCGTATTGGATCCGGTAGCGCTCGCCCTGTTGGCCGGTCGCGTCGTCGCCGTAGTCGGCCATCTGCCAGAGCGCGTAGAGCACGATCGCGTCCTGGTACTCCTCCGGGATCGCGCCGTGCGACTCGTCGCTGGGAGAGTCGGAGTCGGCTGCCATCTGCGTCGGCAGCAGGACCGCCCAGACGTCGAACACGCCGTCCGACGTCGGTGTCGGGTTGATCCGGAAGAGGTCGGAGCGGATCAGCGTGAAGGTGAACGGCGTGTCGGCGGTGACACCTGCCGGGTAGACGACCGTGGTCGCGAAGGCCGGGTTGTAGCCGGTCTGGTCACGACGAGCTCGCCGTGTCGCTCCGTCCTCGACATCAACCAGCGCGAGGATCTTGTGGTCGAGGGTGTAGACGCCCTGGTTGGCCTGATAGTGCAGGTGGACGCAGCGGGCGACACAGCGGGTGCGGGCGAGCAGGTCAATCGTGCCCCGATAGATCGCGTTCTGGATCGGCAGCGTCTCGTCGTAGTCGTCCATCAGTTGCAAGCCGAGCCAGGCCTGGACTTGCGAGACCATCTGTCCTCTAGTCATGGGCTCCTCTCAGATCCAGCCAAGGACACGGGCCAACGTCGCGAGCGCGACGACCGCCGCGAGGACGGCGAAGCGTTCACCCGTCGTCACTGTCGTCCACGTCTTCTTCGGCGTGGACGTTGTCGCGCTCGATGAAGACGCCGACACGGAAGTTCCTGGTCGTCGGTGGCGGTGTCCTGCGCAGCGCGAGGCGGGCGAAGATGAGGATCGCGATCAGAGCGAAGAAACCGACGACCGAGATGGTGATCGTCGTCGGCGTACTGACCGCGAGCATCAGTCCTTGATGCACGTCCAGAGCGTCGTCTGACCGCCTGGATGGTTGATCACAAGGTCACCGGCCGTGAAGCCGCTCGGGCAGGTGAGACCAGCCGGTCCTGGCGGGCCCGGGTCGCCCTTCGGCCCCGGAGGGCCGGGCGTTCCTTGTTGGCCGGTGCCGACGTTGATCGTCACCGTGCGCGTTGACTGAGCACTGCCGACGGAGGTCGCGACGAAGAAGCCCGACGTCCCAGCAAGCGCGAGCGACGCTCCCATTGCAACCACGTACAGGCGTCTCATTCGTGGTGCTCTCCGATCTCGATCCCTTCGCGCAACGTTCGCATGAGCTCTTCGACGCGCTGGTCGCAGTCGTGGTGCATGCGCTTCTGGACGAGCCGCAACGAGACGACCCCGCCGATCACCGCGCCGACGCCAGACAAGAATGCGCCGACTGCTGCCGTGTCCATCTCACGGCTCGGCAACGCGGACGAAAGTGATCCTGTTCGCTTGCGAGCGGCTTCGCGACCGGCGCATCACTTCGCCGCCGTTCGAGTTGTTGCCGTTCGAGGTGTTGCCTTCGATGGCGTTGAACTGCGCCGAGGATCCCGACTCGAAGATGCCGACGTGGTCGTACTCGCCGCCGTCCCAGTCGTAACAGACGAGGTCACCCGGCTGCGGTGACGTGGTGGTGCTCAAGCCGTAACGCCCCGCGTTCGCGTCGCTGACGATGTACGGGACATAGGCGTAGCGCGAGCCGCGCACGAACGAGGGCGAACCGCCGACCGCCTCGATCTCGAAGCAGTAAGTGGCGAACATCGCGCACCAGGGCTGGTAGTTCGCGCCGTACCACTGGCCGAACAACGTGTCGTTCGAGTCCGCTGGCTGCTCGGTGTAGCCGAGCCAAGTCTTCGCGCCGTCGAGCGCCTGCTCGCGCACGGTCTTCTTCGGCTTCGGCTTGTAGATCTGCCAGGCCTCACCGATCAGGTTCTGCGCGGTCACGTCCATCGCGTACTCCCCGGCATGGGGGAGCGGCGAGGGGATGATGATCGAGCGCAGCCCGTTGAACGTCGCCTCTCCGATGTAGCCGGTGTCGGGCGAGATGCTCAGCTGGCGCTGCACTCCCGCGACGCCGGAGTCGGGCACGTTGCCACCGGCCTTGCCGTGAGCGAATCCGTTGGAGTACGAGTCATCGAACTTCTGCCACGGCCAGCGTCCGGCGCGGCTGACGGTTCGCTTGTAGGCGAGGATGTCGGGCCCGTCCGGCGACGGCTCGTAGCCCTTCGCGTCGGGCGGGTAGACGCTGCGCGGAAACCCCGGCACGGGAACCATCGGGCCACCGGGGTAGCCCTTTTCCCACCATTCAGTCATAGCCGTCCTTTCCTGCAGTGCGGACCGACCGACGACCCGTAGGCCGATCCGCACCGCAAGCTCTCGTCCTAGCTCTTCGCGGAGCTCGTGGCAGCCGTCGAGGCAGCCTTCTCCTGTTCCTTGGCCTGCCCCTTCGCTTCCTTCTCCGCTTGCGCGATCCGCTCGCGAGCGACCTTGTCCTCGTGCTCGGCCACGGCCTCGACCTCATCTTCATGGGCCGCGATCGCCTCGTCATGAGCTTCTTGCGTCTCGTCATCGAACAACTCGACCCCGTCCACGAGCGAGCGATCGGGGGAGACGTATCCGGCCTCGGGGTCGCCCGCCGAGAGCGTCAGCTTGCGCTCTTCCTTCTCCTTCGTCTTCGCTGGCATGGTTCACCCCCTCTCGATCTCTTCGTGCATGTGTTCGCGCTCCTCGTCGTAGTCGAAGCCTTTGCTCTTCAACTCGCCTGCAAACTCGCGGGCGAAGTACTCGGCCTGCTCGCTGCGAATCGGTGCGCCGCAGACAGGGCACCTCTCGGGCCAGGGAGTCTCGAACGGTTCCAAGCACTTGCAGCACATGTAGCCGAGCCGCATCCGCTCGACCGTCTCGGGCAAGCAGACCAGTCGCGCCTGTCGTTGAACACGGCCACCGGGAAGCCAGATGGCTTCCGTCTCGTGCGGTTCGATCGCGATCACGCTGGCCGGACGACGCCAGCGTTCAGGCAAGGATTTCCTCCTCGCTGGGAATGCCGTTGATCTCTTCCTCCAGCGCCTGCACCAATGGGGCGCGATTCTGCATGGCGAGCTCGTACTCCAACACCGCCTCCAGGTCGTGGCCGTCCTCCTTGAGCTTTACGATCAACTCTTCGACGGTGCCGACGAACTCGTCGTACTTCGGCCACGGCGGCGGGATGACCGTCCTTGGCAGCGTGAGGACGTAGTCGAAGTGGGCAAGGTCGATCAGTCCCTTCTCGACCATCAGGCGTGTGTCGTCCGACCAGGCGGACTGTTGCTGCGCGAGCTCGCTATCGAAGACGCCGATCCGGTAATCGGGCTGAACCGTCGTGGCCTCGTCTGCCTCCTGGTAGAGGCCTTGGAACTGCCAGTGCTCAAGGACGAGCTCGCGCTCGAACGGCTGCAGACCTTCGGGCTTGAACTCCGCCCAGACGTTCGGCTGCAGCACTCTGGAGGTGCCGGTGGCGTAGGCCTCAACGATCTCACGCTGGATCTGCACAACCAGATGGCCGTACTTGGAGGCGAACCTCATCTCATCTCCTTGGGTTGTCGGGGGCGGCGGCAAGGACGGCCAGTCGGCCACCGCCCCACGACGGTTGGCCTACGTCGTCGGCGCGGTCACGCCGAAGAGGATCCCGTGCGCCCTCTCGTGCGCGAACTCCCACGTCGCCTCACGCATGTACTCCGCCGAATAGGTGTCCGAACCCTTCGGCTGCTGGTCGGTGAGCAGCTTCGTGTCGCGGTCACGCAGCGGGACCTGCTGGATGTACGCCATGTCGAGCAGGAAGGCGTAGCCGCCGTACCCCTTGTTCGCGACCGGGAACTGTGACCACTCCTTCTTCACGACCACCGGGATGCGGTAGCCGTATGCGCCCGAGATGAACGCATCGACCTGAACGCCGAACACGTTCTCGGGCTCCGGCCGCCACTGTGCACCCATCCCCGTCCGCACCCAAGAGGAGAAGTTGAGCGCGACGGTCGGGGCGCAGAAGAGCACCTTCGAGTTTGGATCACCGAACGCGAGGATCGGCATGATCCAGTTGTCGAAGAAGAGGCCCGTCAGCGGCCCGTTCGCGTCGTTGCGATAGGTCTGGATGAACTCGACCGCTCCGCCTGCGCTTCCCTGCGGCTCGGTGTTACCGGCCGGAGCAGCCGACGACGAGACGAACGAGCGGGCACCGAAGAAGCCGATCTGCTCCCACTTCTTCTTGTGCTCCCGCGCCTTGCGCACCGCCTCCTTCGCAGGCTCACGGCCGCCGTAGAGCTCGATCGCGGTCTGGGTGCCCGTGAACGTCCACGCGGTGCGAGTGATCTGGGTGTAGTTGTAACCGAGAACGCGGGCGAGGTAGCGCGCCGTCGGGAACGCGGAGCCCTGCGGCTGCGCGTCACCGACAACGAGGAACACGTCACCAACGTTGACGGCTGCAGCGGCGATCGAACCGATGCCGCGTGAGACGGTCAGCGTGTCGGTCGTCACCACGGTGACACGGCTCATCTCGCCCGAGCGCATGTTGCGGATCAGATCGTTCGGCTGAACGATCTTGCCCTGACCGGCCTGCAGAACGAGCGCGGTGTCGGTCGAAAGCTGGGCGGTTGTGGTCGTCACCTGGCGGGGAAAGTCCTCTTCCTCCAGCCAGTTCGTCTTCTCTCTGAGTGTCGTGCGGTTGGTCGCACGGTCGGTCATCGTCGTGAACTGCGTGTCGTCAGGCTGAAGCTGACGAATCTTCTCGTCCATGTCGATGACCCGCTCGTCGGGCAGGATCTCTTCGGTCGAGATCGCACCTGTAGCGACGGTGCCAGCCACGATGGGCCTCCTTCGGAACGAAGAACGGTGAGTTGTCCTTCGGCCCTCGGGGGTGTCTCCGCTAAGGGAGGCCCGTCGGCCTACTTATCCCAGGCTTCGTCCAGTTGCTCCAAGGTGAGGCCCGGAACGATCACCCTGTTGCGCCGGGGTGTCTCGCTTGAAGCTGGCGTTGCCTGTCCTGAACTTACCACCGCCGCCGCTTTCGCGTCATCGGCCGCCTGGCGGCGCTCGGCCTTCACCTTCTCGCGGGTCCCGGCGACACGCAGGTTGGTCGCCCGTGCGATCTCGTAGATGCCGATAATCCCTCGCGCGGCAATCTCGGGGTCGTTCGAGCGCGCATCCGCGACGAGCGGATGCCCATCACCGAGCGACTGCAGCGTCGAGACCATCTGCTCCTCGTACTGCGGCATCTCGGGGAAGTGCTCGACCAGGACGCCCATCAGCGCGTTGTGATCGACCTGGAAGCCCGCTGCCTGCTCCTGCTGCGCCTGCCAGTTCATGCTGGCTTCGGTCTGGTCGATCCACTGCGCGACCCGGGCGGCGTCGTACGGGGAGTCCACCGACCATTCCTCGCAGACGGCGCGAGCGAGGTCGTATTCGCCCGCCTGCACCGCCTGTTGGACGTAGACGCGGGGTGTCCCGGACTGGACGGCCGCCGCGACCCAGTTGCGCTGCTCGTCGTTCAGGATCGGGTTGGCGAACGACTGCGCCTGCGCGAGCTCACGCTGCAGTTGCTCCACCTGCCGGGTGAGGACGGCTTTCTCTTGGCCTTGCCGTCCCAGCACCTGCTGGAGTTGGACTGCGGCCTTGAGCGCCTTCTCCGGGTCGCCCTGGTACTTGGAGAGGTAGGCCTGGATCTCCGGGTCGTCGCTCTGGTAGGCGGCGACCGTGGCCGCCTCTTCCTCTTCCGGCTCCTCCTCGTCTGGCTCGGACGGCTCCTCCGGCTCCTCGGGCTCTTCCGGCTCCTCGGGTTCGGTCTCCGACGAGGCTTTCTCTTCCGGCTCAGGTGCTTCCGGCTCGGGTGCCTCGTCGGGCTCGGGGGCTTCCGGCTCGGGCTCGATCGGCTGCTCGGGCTCCGCACCCGTCCCTTCGACCTCGTTCCACGCGCCGAGGATCTGGTCGGTCAGGTCACGATTTCTGCTCACTCAACTCCTCCTTCGAGCTTCACGCCCTGCTGCTGCAGGTAGCGCTCCAGCGAGTTCTCCGCCGAGACCGGCACGGCGACCAGCCAGCGCATCCCGTTCACGAAGCCGCGCAGATAGTCGATCTCGCGCTGCGTGAACTCCTGCGGGGAGCCCATCGTGCGCGCGAGGACATGCTTCTCCAGCCGGGTGATCTTGCGCTGCACTTCCGCTTCGAGCTCCGGCCAGGCCGGATGACGGGAGAGCGCGGTCAGGTTCGCCTGCCGTTGCGCGAGCAGAGCGCGGTCATGCTCGCTCATCGCCCTCGGTCTAGCCACCGCCGCCGCCGTTCGCCGCACCGCCGCGCATCCGCAGCATCGTCGCCATCGCGTTCTCCGGGCTCATCGACTCGGTCGCGTTCGGAGAGAGCGGGCCTGCCGCCGCATCGACGTTCGTCATCCCGCTGCCACCGCCCGCGCCCGGAGGCGGAAGCTGTTGCTGGCCGGGCGGCAACTGCTGGCCGGGCGGCGGTTGCTGCTGCGGCGGCCCGCCCGCCGTCTGAGCGCCAACTTGCGGTGGCATGAAGTAGCGCTCCTTGTCGGGGATGTCGTAGGCGTCGAGGGTCTTCTCCATGAAGGCGCGCAGGTTGAGCGGCGAGCCCGAGACGGAGAAGACCTGCTGCACCTGGGCGGCGATCTGGAGCAGCGACTGTGACTCGGCGCGGCGCTCCTGCCGCAGCAGCGAGTCGGTCGTGACGTCGATCGTCACGTCGTAGTCGCCCTGGATTTCCAGCGGCGAGATCGTCCGGTAAGCCGTCGCACCCTGCTGGCCGACGATCTTGACGACACGCTCGTCGCGCATGAACTGCTGGTAGAGCAAGAGGAAGTGCTTGCCGAGCGTGGCGTAGGCCCACTGGTAATGCTGCTTGCGCGACTGGATGATCCGTTGCGCGATCGTGGTGATGATCGACATCCCGGTCGCCGTCTGCTGGTCGATCGTCTGCGACTGGACACCGGAGGCCATCGGCAGGCCGCCCATGATGTTCTGCAGGTCGCCCTTCAAGAGCGCCTCGGCTTGCAGCGTGATCGACGCGACGGTCGGGTCGATCTTCAGCGTGTCCACTTGGCCGGGGTCTTCCACGAACCACTGTGCGTTCGGGGCCCACTCGAAGGAGTCCGGGTCATCGACATCGGAGCGGATGACGGTGATCAGGTTGGCCAGCATCCGAACCACGTCGAGCCGCTGGTTCTGCAGCGTCCAGAGCATGTCTTGCAGTTGGGCGAGCGCTTCGACCACGGAGATCCCAGGGATCTGGAAAGCGTCCGGCATGGCGCTGCAGACGACGAACGGGAGCCGTCCGTTCCAGAACGGGTTCGGCTTGTCGGCCAGGACGACGGTGCGGTTGCCGACAGTGATCACGCGCTCAGGCGTCCAGTACTCCAGCACCTCGACGAGGTCTTGGGTGCGGTCGATGTTGCGCAGCCGCATCTCTCGCTGCGAGATGTTCTTGAGCGCGCCGAGCGACTCGCCGTTCTTCAGTTGCTCGACGTTCTGGTAGATGCCCCGCGCCTGCTTGCGCTTGAGCTCGTCGTAGGAGACCCAGGTGCGGTCGATCAGGTACTCGGCGGTCTCGACCCGTGAGGCCTGGGGTGGCCAGAAGAAGTCGCGCACGTCGCGCACCTCGACGGCGGCGTCGTCGCAGATCAGCGCGTCCTTCGTCACCTGCTCCTGATGGGTGGCGATCGAGTCGATGGTCGCGCCGTAGTTGTCGGTGATCGAGACCGTGTCGGGCGCGAGCGTGGTCACGTCGCGCCGTTCCTGGTGCCAGTAGTCCTTGAGCACGGTGATCCCGGCGATCAGATCCTGCTGCATGAAGTCGCGCTGCTTCTGCGCGAAGGCGGCCCGATCGAGCGCGTAGCGAAGCGTGTCGTCAAGCGCGTTGACTGCACCGACCCGCGCCAGCACCGCCTCCAACGGCTCCTCGGGCCGTGGTCGTGGCTGCACGTTGAAACGCGGGTAGGGCTCCAGCATCGTCGCCAGCATCCCCTCGCAGGTCTGCAGGACGTACGGGGTCGTGATCGTGGAGTGCCAGTCCTCGTCCGACTGGGCAGCTGGCGAGGACTCCGCGTCGGCCAGCCCCCGGTAGGCGTTGTAGCGGTGCTCGACTCGTTGCACGAAGGCGTCGTGGTAGCGACGCTCGCACTGTTCGACGGCGTGAGTGACGAGGTCGAGCGCAGAATCGACCGACGCCTCGTCGTAAGGGGTGGTCTCAGCCACCGACCGCCGCCGCCCGCCCCTGCAGCGCCCGCGTCAGACTCTTCATCCCACCCGCCTGCGTGTCCTTCTGGTTCCCCGCCTGGATCGTCAGGACGAGCTTGAGCGCAGCGGTCGCCGTTGCGCGATCGCCGTGGTCGTGATCCATCGTGATGAACGCCTGTAGCGCGTCGGTCGCCGCGTCGAGCGCGTCCGTCGAGGTCTTGTAGGTCGGCTCGCCCTGCTCGTTGTCGGTGTCTCCGAGATCAGGCGGAAGCCCACCGGGGGGCCCGCCGGGGCCGCCGGGCCCGAGCGCGCCCGCGAAGTCCATCATGCTCATGCGACTCTCCTTCTCTGCCAGGGGTAAGCGTGGGGACGACGGCGGTGCGCGGGTCTGTGCTGGACGCGCCGCTCGTGACGGCCGTAGAGCCGGTACATCTCAAGCGCGATCCCGAAGGCAATGACGCGGTCGTCGTTCGCGCCTTCCTGCGCTCGCGGTGAGGGCAGGGTCTTCTGTCGGACGAACGTGCGGAGCTCCATGATCAGGTGGCGCGGCAGCGCCGGGACGCTGCGCTCGCGGATCGCCTGCTCGATCTGGTTGACCACCTGCGGCCTCGTCTTCGTGTTCATCGGGAAGCCGTAGTTGGCAAGCATCTGCCCGTCCGGCCGGTCCTGGATCGTGTGCCGGTAGAGCTTCGGGTAGGTCGGGCGGCCCTTGCGTCCGTCGCGCAGCGAGATGATCACGGGCTCGCCGTAGCCGCCGCCCATCTCGACCGCGAGCCTGGCGTTGCCGTACCAGCGTCCGAGGAAGTGCAGTTGCTCCGCGAACTCGTCCGGGTCGATCTTGCCGTGGAACTCGGCGGCGAGCGCCATCGTCTGCAGGTCGATGACGTAGGCGGCCGAGTAGTCGAGGCCGCGCCCGGTCGCGACGTCCGCCCCGATTGCGTAGTCGTGCTCGGGGTTCGGCCGCGCGAAGACGTGAACGTGTCCCCGGTCGTACTTGTGCAGCTTCGACTTGCCCCCGGAGCCGTCGGTCTTGAAGTCGAAGCGGAAGTCGGCTTCGAGCGCCGCCTGCTCCGAGTACCAAGCGAGCGCCTCCAGGTCGAACCAGCATTCGCCCGTGTTGATGAAGGCGTCCTCGGGGGTGCGCGGGTACTGCTCGGCCCGGTCGTGCGCCGGAAGCGCCTTGGCGACGTTGGCGTACCAGTGCTCGTCGCGATCGGGATGCAACGACCAGGGCAGGAAAGCAACGTCGATCCCGTACGCCTCCCCGTTCACGTACAGGTGGTGGAAGAAGTTGCCCTCGCCGGTCTGCTCGTTCGAGACGCCGTTGGCGGTCGAGACGACGATGATCTGGCCGCCGTTGTCGGCGGTCGGGAACATCGCCTTCCAGGAGTCACGGGCGTATTCGTGGCGCGCGTACTCGTCCAGTAGCACGAGCGTCGCTACCTCGCCGTGACCGGCTCTGCGGGTGGAAGGGAGCCCGACCGCCGAGGAGATGCGCCCGTCCTTGAACGTGAACTCGATCAGTGTGGACGGCCGCGCGCCGCGTGACGGCTTCGTCACCTCAGCCTCGAAGCAGAGGTGATCGGGGAGCGAGTGGAACATGTCGAACATTCGGTTGACGACTTTGATCGCCTCGTCCTCGTTGATCGAGACGATCAGGACGCGCGTCCCCGGCATCGTCAGGAGCTTCCAGAGCGCGTAGCCGACGGCGAGCCAGGTGATCCCCAACTGCCGCGCCTTCAGAACGAGGTTTAGCGGGTTGGCCATCCAGTGGTCGATCGTCTCCCGTTGCCAGTACCAGCCCGCGTCGGGGTCGTTCATCGTGAAGGTGAAGCGCTCGCCGGTCCGCGAGTCCACGCACTCGGCGTGATCGAGCAGCCCAGCTGGGTGCTTCAGCGCGGCGGCTCGTTCGTTCAGCCGTCGCGCGTACTCGATCCAGAACGCCTCGACCATGTCGAGGTTCGCTTCGACTACTGGCAGGTCCACTCACCTCCGCGTCCGTGCATGTGCATCCAGCCCGCCGCCAGTGCGTTTGCGACGGGATCCCAGACTGAGAGCGAGGCATACGGCGTCGTCCGCCAGGTCGAAGGGAGGAACTGGAAGAGACCGCTCGCCCCAGAAGAAAGGTTGCGGGAGAAGCGGTTGAACGTCCCGCCCGTCTCGCAGCTTGCCTTGCGCCAGAGCGTCGTGCACCAGCCGTAGGTCGCGCAGGCGATGTCGATCGCTTCCGACACCGAGGGCGAATGCAACTGCTCGCGTCGCTCCTTCAAGTACGCCTTGTGCCAGACGCGAGCTCGTTGCGCCCACGCCTCCGGGCCTAGACCGTCGAACTTGATCTGGCCGTAGCCGACGGTGCGCTGGTGCTTCGACGTGCGGTGCTGCGGGTCGGTGCCCCCCTTGGCGCTCGCCGCGAGGACGACAACACCGAAGAAGGATGCTGCGAGAACGGTTGCGGATCCACGGCTCACGCCTACCTCCGAGGTCGCTGACAGGAACCGCCGTAAGAGACGGCGTCAAGTCGCGCGACTACGGGGATGAGACCGTCTCGCTCGGCGTGTGGGTGAAAAGCTGACTTGCCTGAGGGCCCTGCGAACCAACCCCGGAGCGGGGCGGTCTACTTCTTCTTGGCGCTGCGCTTGCTCGCAGACTTGCTCTTCGAGCGCGAGCCGCTACGGGCTGCCCGCTCGCGAGCCTCGAAGGCCGCAGGCTCCTTGCTCTCGACCTTGTACGGGTCTTTGATCTTGCGTCCGGCCACCTGGAGTCTCCTATCGCTTGGATTTGCGCCTGCGCGATTGACCCGACTGCGAGAGCGCGATCGCGACCGCCTGCTTCTGCGACTTGACGACCGGCCCTTTCTTCGACCCCGAGTGCAACGTGCCCGCCTTCCACTCGTCCATCACCTTCTTGACCTTCGCTTTCTTTCCGGCCTTCGTCGTCGGCACCTTGCGCGGCATCAGAGCCTCTTGGCCTGCTGTCGCCAGCCGACCGGCATCGGGGGCACCGGAATCTGATCGTGCGTCTCCGCCTCGATCTTGTGACTCGCACCGCCGAACCAACTCTTGCTCGGCTTCTTGTGAGAGATCGACGGAGCCCGCTGGTGGCCTGTCCTCGGGTACCTCATCGCTTGCTCCTCTTCTTCGCGGTGCGCCGACCGGCCGCGAGCATCCCGGTCGCGAAGCTCGCCTGCTTCTTCGCCTTCGGCCCGTAGCTACCGGCCTTCGCCGCCGCCATCTTCGAGGCGGGAATCTTCTGACCTTGCGGCACACCGAGCGAACGGTGCAAGCCACCCTTCTGGAAGGTGACGGGCTTCTGGCCCTTCTTACTCGGCCCGATCGTCACCTTGCCCTTGCCGCTGGACTTCGCCATCGAGGGCAACCTCCTCCCCTAAGCGGTTCTCGGTTTTGATCTGTTGGTCGAGCCCGTGCATGAAGACGATGACCTCCTCAAGGCTGTAGCAAGGGGTCGCTTGGCCGAGCTTCTCACCGACGATCCGGCCGTCTTGATCGCGCTCCAGCACGACCGGCTGCACGATCACCTTGAGCAGTTCCAGCATCAGACCGCTGGGGCGACGGGAGGCGGCGGCAGCGTTCCGGCGTTGCCGCTCGCGTGGGCGAGCACCTCGCAGAAGTCCTTCGTCTCGTCGCCACCCAGAGCCTTGAGAACGGCGTCGGCCGCTTCGGTCGTCGGCATCGTCCAGGTGTCTTCTGGAGCGAGGTCTATGTGGACGCTGATGCGCACGTCTCTCCTCCTAGTAGTTGCCGATCGCGAACCAGTTGATCGTGACCGTCGTGTTCGCAAGCGCTGACCAGTTACCACCGGAGATAGTGACCGCCCTGACCCTGGCGATGGTCGAGGAGATATTCCCCGGTGCGATGTCGCACTGGAACGCGGCTTGCCCCTGGTTGCCGTTCATCGCGACGACCGTGTCCGGTGTTGCGCCGAACGCGACCGGAAACGTGACCGTCAACTGGCCGCTCGCGTCGGTCGTCCCTGCGATGACGCCGCCCTGGACGCGCTTGTTCACGGACCCGGCGTTGCCGACTGCGACACCGTAGTTCGACTTGCACAGCACCGAATCAGTGCTCAGGACTGACGCGCTGGTCCGGTAGAGGTTCGTGTCGGCCGCAGTGCCGAACTGCAATCCGGCATAACCACCGATGTCTCCAACCCTGACCTGTCCGTTGACAACACCCCACGAACCAAAGATCTGCAGCCCGGAACCAAAGACCCCGTCGGTCTTCAACTGATTCGCCGCCGTGCGGTAGAGGTTCGTGTCAACGGCACTCGCAGCACCGGCACCCCACCACATCTGACCGTCCTTGCGGGTGTACCAAGTGAAGTTGCCGTCGGTCGTTGCGCCCGCAGTCGCGAACGCTACGTCGGTCGCGACAGTGCTGAACTTGACCAGCTTGCCGTCGGTGCCGAGCGAAGCCGCCCCATAGCGGTAGAGATCTGTGTCGGTCGCAGCGTTCCCTGGCCCCCACAAGATCGTCCCGCCAGCCTGCACGTTGAGACGGGGGTTCGTGTCACCGGCAACCGAAGTCTGTAGCGCAGACGAGCCTGCCGCCGCCATCCCGGCTGCGTTGAACCCCTGCGCGGCAATCAGCGACCCGTCGGTCTTGAGTGTCGCAGCACCAGCGCGGAAGAGGTCGGTGTCGGTCGCCGCAGTGCCCGGACCCCAGTTCATTTTGCCGTCGTTCCCAAGCGTGAAGCGATCGTTGGCGTCCGCGTTTACCGACACGTTGAGGATGAAGGCACCCAGTGAGCCCGCACGGCTGTAGATGGGGGCACCCCCAACCATCGAAAGGAACCCGCCCATCTGAAAGTTGCCGTCGCTTCTCAGCGTGTTCACCGCCGAGCGATACAGGTTGGTGTCGGTCGCGACGCTCTTCGGTCCCCAGTTGATCCGCCCGTTGATGTCGATGTAGAGGAACGGGTAGCTCTGGGCCGCGTTGTCGTAGAGCGTGAACGGCCAGAGCGTGGTGTCGGAGAGGATGTTCAGGGCACACGGCCAACCACCCTGACCGACCGATAACTGCTTAGCGCCGATGCGGAGCAACATCGTGTCCGCCCCCGCCGCGCCGCCCGGACCCCAGATGATCTTTCCCTCGCCGCGTATCTGGAGCGCGTACTGCGCGTCGGTCGAGATCAGCCTGTTCGTGAGCAGGTTGCTGCCCGTGGCGACAACCGAGTTCGTGTCAACCTTGCCCGAATCGAGCAGGCCGAGCCCCGCCTCGATGTGCGACATGTGCGACGAGTCAACCGGCGTGGAACCGTCCGTCCAAGTCTGCTGCACGTAGCCGACGGTCATGTGCACCCCGCTGGTTGAAGAGTGATGTCGCTCTCCTGGTCGAGCGCAAGCGTGAGATCGGTCTCGACATCGAGCGTGAGAGCCAGGTCGGTGCAGAGTTCGGGATGCAACCAGACGATGTAGACCTGGAGCCCCGCCGTTCCGAACGCCTGCGCAGACGGAACGCCTTGAACCGGGATCGTGACCGGGCCGGTCTTGATTGCGACGACCCCGAAGGCTTGGGCGCTCGCGACAGCTGGGCCGCGAACACCGAGCGCGAACTTCAGCGCACCGAACGCCTGCGCGGAGGCGACCGCTCCGACGGCAACGCGGACCGCTCCCGTCTTGAGCGTCGGGGCACCGAAGGCCTGGGCGGAGGGAATGCCCGTGACCTGTCCGGCCGGTGCCTTGACCGTGACGGTCGGCGTCCCGAACTGACTGCCGGGCGGTGTGTAGCCGACATCACGCCCGGTCCCGACCAGGAACGTGCCGACGATCGTGACGTTCGCGCCGGGGGGCCAGACTCCCGAGACGCCGACGACGGCCACGTCAGCCTCCTAGAGCTTGGCGATCCAAGGAACGGAGTTCTGCCACTGGACGGTGATGTCGCCGCCGTTCGGCGTCACCGTGAAGCCATCTATATAGAAGAGCAGGTTCGAGGTCGCCGGGTTGCCGGTGTCCTTGAAGACGGCCAGGCAGTCGATCGCCGCTCCGGCCGGAACGGCGGTGAAGGTGGCGTCGGCTGCGTCGAAGCAGCCGGGGTCGGCTCCCCCACCGCCGTTCGCGGCTTTCGTCCCGAGCACGACGTCGGGGACGATCGCGGCCGGGAGCGAGGAGGCGAACTGGTGCGCCTGCGAGATCGTGTAGGCGGCAGTGCGCATCAGCCGCACCTTGATCGTCGTGCCCGCCGCAGTCACGTCACCGATCGTTCCCCTCCAGAACTCCTGCAGCGCCAGGTTGTAGTGCTGCGATGTCATCAGACGTCCACCCCCTGCGAGCTCGCCTCGATCGCCGCCACCTCGTCGTGGTCGTAGGCGCGGGAGAGATCGCCCTCGGCGTAGCCCAAGAGGATGAAGCGGTCAGCGGTCTCGGGGTCGAGCTCGACCTCGGCCCCGGCGACGTGCTCGCCCACCGAGTTGATCATCGTGACCTTCGCCATCAGATCAAGTCCGTCCCGAAGAGAACGCCGATCCAGAGCGCGATCGCGACCAGCCAGAGCGCCGCATCGCCCGCCGAGAGGTGAATGCTCATGTTGCCTCCCCTGAAGACGTTTGTAAAATCTCGTTTCGCTTAGCTGAGCCAAGTCGTCAAGACGGACAACTAGAAAGCCCCTGCAAATGGCCGGCTAGTTCGTTGCCTCCGCAGAGAACAGTTGCACCGATCTGCGAAAATGTGTCTGTGCAACCCGCACGAAACACGACACAAGGAGGAACGGTGACCGACATCTACGGACACCTCAGCGAGGCGCAAGAACTGCTCGACATGGCGATAGAGAACCAGCGCCACGGCGACCACATGAGCGTCCTGCGAACGCTCGACGGAGCTCTCAAGCGGATGCAGGAGGCGGCGATCGCGACCGTGCAGAAGGCGTACGACGGAGGCGCGAGCAAGAAGGCGATCGCGCAAGCGCTCGACATCCCGGCCTCGACGCTGCGCGGGCTGAAGAAGACGGACGGCTCCCGGGGCCCGAAAGCCCTGGAGGAGCTCCTGAGACTCGACCAGTGACGACGACGCTCGAACACCTCGCCCGCGAGGCCTGGCATCGCTGGGCCGAGTACCGCCAGCACGGGATCTGCGCCTGCTGCAACGAGCCCAAGTACGTCGGGCGGCGCAGACCGAGCGGACGCTGGCTCTGCCTCGACTGCTTCGACCAGGGCGAGCGCTAGATGATCGGAGGGCGGGGGTCCGAGGATCCCCGCCCCACCGACGAGCCAAGAACCAAACCTCCAGAAGGAGGCCACAAGGAGGAACTTGGTCGGCCCGGATGGTAGCCGCCCACGGGCAGCCGCTCGACTTGGTTTACTTCCAGGTCACCGCAGCAGCCCAGCAGCGAAGGAAAGGACGACCCCAATATGCCTGCAGCACCGACAGGCTCGAAGGAGCTCGACCAGCTGGTCGCCCGCTTCAAGCGCGGCTACGCGCTGGAGAAGACACGCGGCGGACACTTCCGTGTTCGCAACCCGAAGGGCGAGTTCGTTGAGCTCAACGGGAAGAACCTAACTCTCACCGGGACGGCGCACGGCGGACGGGCGGTCGCGAACATGACCGCCGAACTGCGAAACGCGGGTGTCCTAAAGGCAACGACGAACGGCAAGGTGACCACCCGGCGCAAGATGGACCGCGCCGTGGTCGAGCGGCGACAGAAGGCGCAGCGCGAGTCGTTGCGGATCCGCAGCGAGAACCGGCAGAAGGTCGCGGACGAGTTGTACGAACGGCTCGACCAGGCGCTGAAGTCCGTCGGCGGGATCAACGGCAACGGCGTCCGCGCCGACCTGGCGAACGTCGGGGCACTCGTCGCCCGCCAGTCCGGGCACTCGAACATCACGCCCGACCTGACGACCGGCAGCGTCTATCGGCTAACGCAACGGCACTGGGTCGAGCCCCGTTACCAAGAAGTCTGGAGCGAGGTCGCGGAGCGAGTCGAGCAAGCCGACGACAAGACCGACGCCTGGTTCGCGCTCGTGCGCGAGGCGCGCGGTCTGCCCGGCGAGGTCGTGCATGTCGGCAAGCCGATCGAGGGAGACTGGCCGTTCGAGGTCAGGCAACTCGCGATCGAGGCGCTCCTGATCGACCACGAGTACCAGCGGCCTCCCGACTGGCCGTTCATTCGCCGCACCGCCGCCGCCTTCGATGAATCGCTGGTCGGGACGATCGACGTCTCCGAGCGTCGGCACGGCGCGATCTTCGCGATCCTCGACGGCCAGCAGCGCTACGAGGCCTGCCGTCTGGTCGGCAAGAAGACAGTCTGGGCCTCTGTCTACTCCGGGCTCGACCGCGCGAGCGAGGCGCGCTTCTTCCTGCACAAGAACCGCGACAAGAAGGCGATCCATCCCTTCTACACCTTCCGCGCCCGCCTGGCGGCGCAGGAGCCGGACGCGCTGGCGATCGAGAAGCGGACGGCGAAGCACGGCTACAAGGTGACCGCGCAGGCAGCGAACGAGCGTTACCCGGAGCAGATCTCCGCGATCGCCGCGCTCGATGAAGCGTTCGGACGCAAGCAGCCCGACGGCAAGGACGCGCTCGACCCGTCGCTGCAGGCGATGAAGGCCTCGACCTTCGGGATGCGGCACGGGCAGAACCACATCCTGATCCGAGCGCTCGGGATCGTCTTCCAGGAGAAGGGCGACCTGGTCGAGATGAAACGGATTCAGGACGTGCTGATCAAGACGCCGCCCGAACTGATGCTGCAGAAGGCGCGCGAGGCGGCCCGTTACGCGAGCTCGAACACCGGCTGGGCGATGGCGCGGATCATCGCCTCCGACTACGACCGGGGGCTGAGCCGGGAGCAGAAGCTCGGCAAGCTATGAGCCCCGGCCGCAAGCGCGACGAGACGCCGCCCGTCGAGCTCGTCTGGGAAGCACCGCCCGACCACACACAGACGGGGATCTACGACGCGACGATCGTGACGGTCAAGCAGAGCCCCGGGCGCTGGGCCCGGGTCCGTGCCTACGCTTCACCGAGCCCCGCCTACAACGCGAAGCGCACCCTGATGCGGCGCACGAGCGGCGACGAGCACTGGGAGGTCAAGGTCTCCCAGTTCGACAACGGTGGCACGACGATGTACGGGATCTGGTTGCGCTACCGGAACGAGGAGCAGATGGGTGCTCTGCAGGCAACACCGAGAAAGCCGCGAGCGAAGCCGGGAGCGAAGAAGTGATCGCGCTCGTCGTCATCGGGGCGATGCTCGCCGCCTTCGCGATCGGGGTCGCCTGCGGGGTGGCGCTGACCAGTCGCCGTTACCAACAAGCCATGCGCCGACGACCGGAGATGCTGCCCTGATGCTCGATGCGATCATGATCGCGCTCGACTTCGTCTGGGACATGTTCGATCGACGGCGCAAGAGACGGCGCGGGCCGCAATGAAAGTCGTCGTCGCCGTCCGCTGCTACGACTGCGGTCGCGTGTTCCACTTCGACCCGGAGACGACAACCGTGATCGACATCCCGCCCGAGGATGTCAAGCCGGGCGACCCCGTCATCCCGACGTACGCGCTCGGGTTCGGGTTCACCGGCCGCTACCACTCGCAGCTATGCCCCGAATGCGCACGATGATCGAGCGCGTCGTCGTGGACAAATGGTTCACTCGTCACATGGACGAATGGAAGGCGCTGCGTCCCGAGTGGGACGTGACGGCGCTGATCGCGCCCGACAAGAAGACCGTCGTCTTCCTGGCGGTGCGGTATGAGTGAACGGGATTTGGGGATGACGACACGAACGCCTGAGAGCGCCTCATCCCTGAGGGAGTCAAAAGGCGGCGAGGGCGCGACTCCCACTCTTTGCGGCGGTGCGGTATGAGTGAACGGGCGGCGACGACATCTAGGAGCAGCAGATGACGATCACGATTGACGACCTGGCCGACGAGTGCGCCGACCGGCGCGAGAACGGACGCGGCTGGCTGATCGCCCGCAACTGGATCGCACGAGCGCGGGCGGCGGAGCTCCTGATCAGCGAGCCACGAACACCGCTTCACATTGCCGCCGACGGCGCGAGAGGCGATCGAGCGCTACCAGAGGGAGTGGAATGTCTGAGGCCGAGCAACGCGCCCTCGCCTCGCTGCTCGACGTAGTCGAGGAGCTCGTGCTTGGACTGGCAGCTGGGCAGCGGCCCGACGACGACTGGGCGCAGATCGTGGCCGACAACTTCGAGAACCACCGACGTGAACTGCGCGGCGAAGAAGTCGTCTGGCCGTCGTGAAACGGGATGTCCGCATGCGCTTCAGCCTGCGCGAGATCGAACTGCTCGATGACGCCCTGACCGCCTACCTCGACAGTTTCGAGGGAAGGATCGTCAGACCGGACGAGGCGGAACTGCAACGGCTCCGACTGCGGATCGAGCAGACACGCTGGTCTACCGAGCCCGTCCCGCGCCGACAGGGCGGCACGGTATGAGCGAACGGGACGTGCGCCGAACCGAAGACGAGCCACACGACCGGCTGACCCGGATCAGCAGCCGCGCGATCGAGGCGATCGAGCACGACCCGGAGACCAAGCCCGGCGACAAGTGCATCGTCTTCCTCGACACCGCCGAGCGCGGCGGAATCGGTCTCAGCGGCTACGACTCTGACAGCGAGGCGATGGCCGCGCTGCTCGTCCACCTGCGGGCGATCTTCGAGGCAAACGGGAAGACGCTCCTGCTCGCGCCGCTCGGGCGGGGATGAGAACCGGGATCGCCTTCCTCTGCGGCGCGATCTTCGGCGTCTCCTTCATCCTGATCCGGCTCGGCTGGCGACGGACACCGCCGCTCGTCTGGGCGCTCTTCGCCACCAGCTTCGGCGTCTACCTGGCAGACGCGCTCGTCCGCTAGGCCGGGTGCCCCTGGCGGTGGTGCTCGTCTACCACCGAACGCAAGACCTCGTCCGTGTCCTTGTTGTGGTTCTGGCCGACCGCCGCACACGCCTCAAGCAGGCCGGGCGTGTTGAACATGAAGTCGAAACAGTCGGGGCAGACCGGCCAGCCGAGGCCGGTCAGGTCCTCGTCCCACTCCAGTATCTCCTCCACCGGGACTCCCGTAGCAACAGGATGCCAGGAACGAGAAGAAACGGACGGCCCCGGCTACCGCGCAACCCTCGGGAAGGGACCCCCTGAAGAGGCGGGACCGCCCGCTCTCAGGGCACCTTACCGAGCATCACCTGGCGGTGCGACGCTGGCTTGAGCTCGACCTGCTGCGGCAGACCGACACCCGCGTCGATCGCGCTGCGCATCTCGCTGAGCTCATCGACCGGCATCAGCGAATGCGCGACGTCGGCCACCGGCAAGTTCGAGAACGGCGTCTCCGCTTCCAGCGAGGCCTTCGCGAACTCCAGCATCTTCGCCGCCTCACCCGAGAGCGAACTCGACCCCGCCTGTGCACGTTTCGTCAACCAGGAGAAGACCTCCTCCGAGACCGAGACCTGCAGACGATGGGTCACTCCTGCACCGCCTGCGGCTGGTAGCCGATCGCCGCGACCGGCGTGTCGGTGTCGTCGTAGATCAGCAGCGAGACACCCGCCTCCGCGAAGACCGCCGCCGCCAAAACGCAAGCGTTCGCGACCGTATCCGCACCCGCCACCCAGTCCTCCGTCCCCGTCGAAAGCCTGACCTTGCAGACCCCCGGCTTCGCCGCGCTCTCCGTCATCGCTTCTCCTTTCTTCTCTCCGGGCGACGGTCGGTGGTGCCGACGGCGGGCGCTGCAGCGAGTCGCCGGACAGGCCGTGCCGTCGCCCGGATCTTCATATCGAGGGCGGGTACATCGAGCACCACCCCCTTACGGCCGCAGATCACCCTGACGCTGGTTCGGGAAGAGCACCGGATCGAGAGCCACGAACTTCACCCGGGCGACGATCCTCGCCGCCAGCGCATCCCGTTCCGCCTTCGAGCTCGTCTCCGACTTCGCGTAGCCGAAACGATCCCGGATCTCCTGCTCGCGCTCCTCGTCCAAGACCTCCGCCTGCTCCCGTTGCCGGTCGCGGTAGGCCTTCTGCTTCTCGGCCGCTGTCAAGGGCATAGCGTTACCGAACCCCCTCTCTCGCGTTACCGAGCCTGGCCCCCAAGCCCCAGGGCCCCAGGGCCCCAGGCTCGCCGGAAGTGGGGCTGGCAAGCGGATCCTGCCGTCTTTCGCGCGCGCGCGGGGGTGGGCCACCCTCCGGGCCCGGGCCCGAGCTCGGCCGCTCCAGCTGGCCGCGAGCTCCGCCGCTCAAATACGGCGGTCTCAGGGATCGCTGCAGGCTCGCTAGCCCTGTATTGATGCGGGATCTAGGGAGGGTGGCTCTGGCTGGCTCTGGCCCTCCAGCAGGCTTGCCGCGAGCTCCTGCATCGCCTGCCACGACATGGATCCGAGCTCCTCAGCCGAGCTCGGGAGCTCCACGCTGATCGACGCAGAGCTCGGCGGATAGAGGAGCTCCAGAGCCCGCAAGGCCGCTTGTTGCCTAGCGATTGTGCCGAGCTCGTCGTCGTCTAGCGGCGCGTCCACGATCGCAGCCGCGAAGTCTTCCGCGCGAATCTGCGCAGCGACGCGCGCCGCTTGCAGGGGGCTTGCCGCTCGTCTGGCGCTGATGCCCAACGTTGCGCGAGCTCTAGCGCGGGCTCTCTTCTGCTCGTGGCCCTGCTTCGAGAAGCGTCCAGGATCCCGAGCTATGCCCGTTCCAGCATGCCCAGCGCAGAGCCCGCCGAACCTGTGCGAGCGTGTCCCCCTGCAGCGCGAGCCGTCTGGCTTGATGACTCGACAGCGTCCATCGTCTGGCCCCTCGAATAACTCATACGTGTCAGGCAGGGTGTAACTTTGTGTTTCACTCTGTGACTCGTCGGGCACGACTGCCGACGCTGAACCTTGAAAACCGAGCGTCACGAGCTCCGCCGAGCGGTCTCCCTCCGTGGGACGGTTAGACCCGTCCGCGTGTTGGCCCTCATTGGCTGCGAGCTCCTGCCGCTCGGTTTCGCGCACCTTGAAACCTCCATATTTCCTCCTCCTTACCCTGGATCACGATCCAAGCGGAGGAGCTCTCTTGACCCTGACGACCGCGACGGCGGAGCGCTTCGGCGCTGACTGGGGAGAGCTCCGCTCGTCCGCTCGTGATCACCAGTCGAATGGGGACGGGAAGGCTCCCTGTCGTGGGGAGCCGAGCTCCTCCCGATCCACGGTCACACACTCACACAAGGAGGAACCATGGCAGCGCATACGTCCACCCATATCGAGGGGCTCGGCGTGTTCACGATCACAAGTCACGTTGTCGAGTCGCTCGCGCTGAAGCCCTACATCGAGTTTCGCCTAGAGCATCGCTCCGAGCTCGATGGCTCGTTTCTCGGCTTCTGCGCGATGGGTTCGCACCTGTTCTGCACGGAAGCGCTGGAGCGCATCCAAGACGAGCAGGCAGCCGGGAAGGCCGAGCTCCGAGCTCGCACCCAGTAGCGCACGGGCTCCACGCGAGTGGAGCTCCACGGCTCAACAGGGGCCACACTCACACAAGGAGGAACACACGATGTCACGCAAGGATTACCGGGCGATCGCTGCCGCTCTCGCGGAAGTCGAGAGCATCATCGAGACGACGGGCGATGCTGAGGGACACTCAGCCTCAACCCTTCGGCTCGTCGTGGACGCAGTCGGCGGAGCTCTCAAGCGCGACAATGCGCGCTTCGATTACGAGCGTTTCCAGGCTGCCGCTCTGCCGATCCAGACGGAGCGGAAGGTTCGCATCATCCGCGAGACCCTCGCACGGTCGTAAGCGCTGGAGCTCCTCCGGGAGCTCCCACGGTCACACACACAAGGAGGAACCATGTCGGATCAGACTTATAACGGCTGGACGAACTATGAAACGTGGAATGTCGGGCTCTGGCTCATGAATGAGGAGCCGCTCTACCACGAAACCATGCGCATCGTTGCGCGGCCTAACGCGGCGGCCGAGCTCGAATCGTTCGTGCGCGAGCTCGCGCCGAACGGCTTCGAGACCGAGCCCTATTCGCTCGATGACGTGAACTGGGACGAGCTCGCAGAAAGCCTGAATGACTGAGACCGCTTCGGCGGTCTCCACGGCTCAACAGGGGCCAAACACACAAGGAGGAAACGCAATGTACGAGCACCTGAACACCTGGACCCCGAACGGTTTCCCGTCTGCCTGTGAGGCACGGCTCGACCTGTGGGAGACAGGCAGGACGCGCGACGGGAAGCACGAGCTCCGCTATGCGCTCTGGCTCATGGCGGAGGGTCGCTCCGCGACTATCGAGGGTGAAGACTTCTGGCCCTCCCCGCTTCACGCGCTTGACTCGGACGAGAGCGCTGCAGGCCTGCTCGGCTTCCTCGCATACGACGCGGAAGCGCTCAGGTTCGGCACGGATGACGAGCTCATCATTCAGCGCTACTCAGAACGTCAGCGCGAGCTCCTCGAACGGCTCGGAGACGAGCTCAGTATGTGGAGCTCGGAGCTCGAAGACGGAGCCGCTTAGCGGCTCCCACGGTCACACACAACACAAGGAGGAACCTGCAATGACTGGTACTGCCGATCTGAGTTTCGAGCAGATTTTCACGATCCATCGCTCCGCTCAGGAGACGAGCTCACACATACATCGTGTGCTCATCCACCCGGGCTACACCGCAAAGGCGGTCCGCGTCGTCTTCGAGTGCGGCTCACGCTCATTCGCATTCGGCGTCCTGCGCGACGGTAGGCGCGTTCCCGTAGAGACGCTCTAGTCACATGGCCCCGCTGCTCGCGGGGCTTCACGGCTCAACAGGGGCCAGAACTACACACAAGGAGGAACCACGATGGAAACACTCACTGCTACGCCGTGCGTGAACTGCGAGTCACGCTCATACGTCGAGCACGTTGACGTGAAGATCGCAGGCGAGCTCTACCGCGTCTGCGA